TCATAATGTTGACCTGGGTGTTGCGCCGAGGAGTTCGAGTACTTCCTTTTGGAGGGATTTGCGGCCTTCGGAATAGCCGCGTTTGCGGGCGGTCTTGGCGGCCCAGAAGATGAATTCGAGTTCGGTGTCCCATTCCCAATCGGAGGGATCGTTTTCGTCAAGGGAGATCCAGCCACCTCCGCGCCCGCTCGGACGCCATTCGCCGTTGTCTTTATAGAAATCAATGCTACGAAGAAACTTTTCTTTACGCTCCCTATCGCTGAATACGATGCTGTTCATAATTTTATCTCGGGAAATTGCCGAGGCCGGTGGGGAAGTAACGGGTGAGGCAGTCGAGTTCTTTTTTGGTGAGGCGCTCTTGGGCGAAGACGCCGCGAATCTGCGCGGTGGTGGTGAGGTGTTGGCAGACGATGATGGAGGCGACTTTGAGCGACTTGAGGTAGAGCATCTGGATGTCTCCAGGCAGGTTGCAGACGGCGTTGAAATACGGGACATATTTGGGCGGGATGGTGTTCATGATTTCAGGATTGACGAAAGGTGGGGATATATCTGCCGCTCCGGAGTTCCTCCACGAGGCCGTCTTTTAGAGCCTGATTCTCATCAAGAAGGAAGGCGGATAAAACCTTGAGGGTGTCGATCTCAGATGCGCCAGCCAGGAGACAATTTTGCTTTATCCGCCGCCACGCCGTATCGTTGCGCGTCGCCCATATGTCGAGATCGTCAAAGCCTGAAACTTCAGCTCGTCGCGCTCCTTGGGCGTTTTCAAAAATGACTACTTTTACTTTAGGCATTTTGTTCATGGCTTTACCGTTTTGGCCTCCTCAGTTTCGATCAGCTTGTCGACGTAGTGCCGCGCCTTTTTAAGATCATCGATACCGCCTTTGTCGCGCCAGCGAGTGAGGTATTTAATCGCATTGCCTTCGAGGAAAGGAATATCATTGGCGATGATATAATCCCAAGGCTGAATTGCCCTGCCTTTATAATGACTGCCTCCAATCTGGATAGAGTTTGCAGCGCTCACGCAACCTCCTCGAAGATAGATGGCACTCGCTCACATAGAATCGCTTGGGCCTGCTTCATGATCTCTTGGATTTGTGGATGGGCTCTTTCAGAACATCTCATCTTAAAGACGTGCTTCCGTTCGCGCATATTGCACGTCATCACGATCTCGGTTTTGAGGCAGGTTGGGAGAACGGAACGAGCAATCTGCGGCGGCTTGCCTGACTCTATGAGGGCAAAGTAATAAGTCTCTGCGACCTCCATAGCGCTCCACCACGTTTGAAAGCTGGTATCATCGGCCGACAATCCAGGCGGCTGAATCACGCTGATTTGCTTATCAAATTTGTCTTTGGAGTAGTTGCAATACCGCGTTGATTCTTGGCTATAAGCCGCGAGGCGGTGCCGGACGATCTCATGGGTGATGCCACGGTCGGTGACGAAGTGGAAGGTTGCACTGGCATGTTCCAAAACGCTCTCATGCTTCATCACGTGGCAAAGCTTGGCAACGAAAGGCCGTGCCGAATCTTCGGTGATCGCTCCTTCGGATTTGTAACAAACACGGCCTGCGCGTTCGATGAGCTGCTCGGGTGATTCGGTGATGGACAACAGGGTTGCGGAGGGTTTGACGATAATAGGCATAATGGTTATTCCTTGGGTTGAGTTTGAAGCTTGTACATGTTGAGGATGTCATCCGGCACATCGAAGAAACCGAGAGCGCCACGGAGCGGAAACCACGGCAGGGGCTGAACTTTTACGAGGACGAAACCGAATGGGCCGTTGAACCAGGGGGAACGGCTATGATCGACGCAATCGATGATGGTGGCGATTCCGACGATGCCGCCGAGGTCGAAGGAGCTGGGAACGTCGATGCCGAATTTTTTGCGGACGTGGTAACAATCGGCTTTCTCTTCAGCGCCGAGTAGTCGACCAGTGTGAATCAGAACGGGACCGCGATAGCGGGTTTGCCAACTGCGATTCTCGATGTCTTTGTAACCGTTGACGATCAGCCACGCCCACGGTTGGCGAATGGAAAGAGCTTTGATTTTCATAGACTATTTTTGCCTAGCTTTGAGCATCTCATCGGCGATTCGATAGGCGTTCTGAGCAACAAAAGATTCTCGATTTTTTGCCAGAATTTCGCCCGATATCTGGAGGCTGATAGCCATCGCTCCAGCCATTTGGAGCGCATGGGCAGCAAAATAATCCCGCAGAGAAAGTCCTCCATTATCTTCGAGGTCGACTTCGGTTTTGGTATTGCCTTCCCGGTCGGTCCAGCTCACAAAGCGGGCGGGAAAGACTGGCCCTCCATCGTTAATTTCTTTGGTCATAATTAATAAGGTTCGTTGTCGTTGAGGGGAGCGGCGTAAGCCAAAGCGGGTTCGCGGCTGTTAAAATGGGATACTCGTCGCTCATATCACCCTCCGAAATACGATAACCCAGACCCAAGGGTTTATGTCCCAAGCGAAGCCGCGCTCGGCATTGATGGAGTTCCAGAGCGGCTTGAAAGATTGCTTGGGCGTGGGGCCAATTGGGGGTTTCATTTTTAGAGCAACAGCCCGATCAAATTTCTTTTTCCAATCGGGAAAGTGCTTCAAATCCCACGCATCACAGCGAACCGAGAGTATTCCCTCGTTAATAGCATCTACTTCCGAGATGTCCTGGATTCGCTCGACTCTGATCTCCATAATTTCGAGGGTAATCCGGCTCGCCCAGCGCGGCATATGGATGGAAGGTTTCCAAGGTTCGGGGCCTGGCTCACATTCTGAAATAAGATCGTCAATGCGTCCGTTAAAAGCGTCGGCGCGGTAATAGAGATTTTCTTTCATCTCTTCTAAGTCGCCGTCAGGATAATCAAAGATATCGCAATAGAAAGACTCCCTCACCCAGAGGCGGTCACCGGGTTGGCCGTAAGGACATTCCTTAAGCATGGCCTTGCGATCACTGTCGCGATTGAAAAAATAAACACGCCGTTTGCCGCCTTGATTTTGCCCTAAAAACGATACGTTACCGTAGCCTTTTGTGTGGGCAACGCGGCGCGTGTTGTTTTTCTGATCGGCGAGCGTGGCGTGGACCATGTCCCGCTGCATGAGAATAGGATGGTAATTCATAAAATTATTGGGTGCAGCGTCACGCTGCTTAATAAGGTTCGTTGTCGTTGAGGGGAGCGGCGGAAGCTAAGGCGGGTTCGCGGCGGGGTTTGAGAACGTAGGGTTTGAGAACGTAGGTATGCTCGGCTTGGGGCTTAGGAGCGGCTTTCGATGCGGGTGCAGGCTTGCTTGCCGCGTCACGCTGTTTGCTGCGCTGGCGTTCGATGACGGTGATGCGAAGTTGGTTGAGCTGGTCGAGGGAGAGATCGGCCAGCCGTCGCGTGCCGAATTTGTCCCCGGCGATTTTCTCGATATAGCTCATCTCAAAACCAGATTTACGAATTGAATGTATCAAGCGCTTGCAGAGTCCGGGATCTTCGCCGCGCTCGTAAGCCGCCCATACTAACTGGGCATCGAGATCGTCTGGATCTATCAAAACGGCAAAGAGGGCGAAAACGCGGTCGATGTCACCGTTGTTGAAATCCTTACTCGATTTTTCACGATGCAACGCCGTGAGATGACAAACATGACGTTTCTCGTCGCGCTCTTTGACAGAAAGAGTCATCCATCCTTGGGCGATGCATACTTTTTTCCAGCGGCGGAAAAATTCAAATTTTTGGGGTTGGGTCATGGGGGAGTTCTCGGTTGACGGTTCTCAGTTCTGGGTACGGAATTTGCGAACCGCATAGGCGACGGTTCCGTGAGTGCGATTGAAAAAGCGGTCGAGTTCAGCCAGTGACGCATTTGTCTTTTGCCGAGCCGCTCGCATGCAAGCCTGCCGTGCCGTTGCGAAAAACCGTCTACGTTGGCGACTGCGGATAATGGCCAGAGTGACGAGATATTCTTCGATCACGGGCTGGATCGCGGCGAGGATCTCCAGTTCGAGTTTATTGGACGGTTGCCAATGTCCGGCATGGACGATGAGTTTCATTTGCGGGGCTTGGCGTGGTAACGGTGTTTGGCGAGTTCCTTGGCCGTCGCTGTGCCTTCGACGCCGCGACGTTGGAGCCATTTGTCGCAAGCCGCCGCCACGGAGGAATAATAATTTCGCCTGAAGGGAAACTCGCTGGTGTCGGTCATGACGAGAATGTTGGATAAATTTTTCATAGGAGTCCAAAGGCGAGCCAGATGGCGGCCAACCAGCCGACGAAGGTCGCCATCGCGGTCAGGAAATCGCGAACGCGAAACGTCAGCGAATTGATCTCGGTACGGCGCTCTTCGGCGGCGGTGGGGTTCATGGGCAGGAGGTTCTCGGTATTAAGTTCTGAGTACTATGTTCAGGCTCACGCGACCTCTTTGAATGTGACTTTGGGGCTGCTGGCCGTGGTGCAGAGTTTGAGAATGCGTTCGGCGGTTTTCTCTCCGACGCGACCGGTGAGGAACGGTCGGAAATTGGCGATGGGTCGGACGGCATTGACGCGTTCGAAAAACTCGGCGATATCGGAGCCCCTGAGGAGGACTTCGATCTGCTCGAAGTTTTTTGAATCGAGCTTAATGGATTCCTTCAGCGTGTCGGTCGGGAACGTGACCACGGCGGCGTGTTCAACGCCGAGAAATGACCAGACCGTGCCGTCATTAGCGCCGGATGGTTCATGCTCTTGGGGGCGGCTCGCGGCTTCGGTAACGAGTGATTTTTTAATCGCCTTGAGTTCCTCTTGAAGCGTCTCGATTTCCCGAGCGATATTCGCGCCCCGCTCGACGTTAAGCTTGAGTTGGTACGAATTCATTTACGACCGCCTTTACGCGCAGCGACGGCATCACGCGCTTGGAGTTGATTAATGCGCAGATCGATCTTGCCGACGCGGTTCATGCAGCGCTTGCGCTCGCCTTCGAGTTTTCGGATTTCGTTTTTGTTGGACATGTTTTTGGAGTTCTCAGTTTTCAGTTTACAGTTATCAGTTCAAAGATTTGCGTTCGTGTTCGGAACGCCGGAAGATCTCGCTGCGGTCGCGTTCGGCGCAGTCCATGTCGTAGGCGACATAGCTGAAGATGATCGCGCAGGCCGCCAGCGTGGCCGTGGCGAGGCACAACACCGGATGCATCGGATCGTAGTTATAGATCTCGACGGTCGCCGCTCCGGTGGCACACGCCGCCGCGAAAAGGATGATGAGGAATTTCATGGGACGCTGCTATTTGAGTTTGTAGTTGGTGACGAGTTTGGTGTGGGCGGCGCGGAAGGCTTCCTCGGGGCTGTCGAACGCGGTCGCGATGTCGCGTGCCAGTTCAAGGTGCTTGCGCAGAGAGCGCAGGTGGCCCTGCTCCTTGATCACTTGGATCGGTAGACCATCGAGTTTTCCCTCGGCGTCGGGCCAGTGGATCTTAATCATCCTTTCGGCATCGACCGACGCGGACTGGCCGCGAAATTCACACAGCAACCCGACGCGGGAAAACTGCTGATCGTTTTTTTTGATTTCTTCGAGGATCTCGGGGTTGCCGATCAGTGCGATGGGGCAACCGCTCTGATCGTGGAAATCAAAAAGCCACTGGCGTGACCGGAAGCTCAGCTTGTGGGCGTTGTCGATGATGATGAGACGATGACTGCCTGAGAGCCGGGCGGAGATGAAATCGCCACGGCTGGTGTTGTGGTCCCAGCCGCGAGTCTCAATGCAGTTGAAGAGTATGCGTTCCACGCCGTTCACACCCGCGTCCCAAATCGGCAACTCGGCGCTGATCGTGGTGGGATTTTTAATAACGTAGAGCGTAATGCCCTTGGTCTTGCCCATGCCCGCTTGGCAATGGCCAATTCCAATATCGTTGGTGCGGCGAACCGTTTCGAGGAAGTTTCCGACCTCGCGGGAAAAATCATTCTCGAAAAGCACTTTGGAATCACGACGGCGCTTGGGCTCGTTTTTGAGAAAATCCTCGACCTTGGCTTCGAACGTAATCGGGTCGCCCTTGAATTTTTTATTCACAGCGCGATTGACCTGCGCAGCGCTGGAGCCAATCAAATTCGCGATTTCCTCAAACGAGAGTCCGCTCTGTTTTTTGAAGGCGACCAGCCGTTCAATGACGTCGGCGCGGACGGGGTGGATTTCAGGATCGATCATGGGTTCGGGATTAATAGGAGTCGTCATCTGTGGAATCACTTTCGGTTTGGTTTGCGTTTTGTGCGGCGAGAGCCGCGTCCGCTTTCGCGGATAAATTAAGTTCGGTACGGTTGCGGATTTTTTCCTCGGGCGTCACTGGCGCGCCGGAAAGGACATTCGCGTTATTCCTATGCATTGCGGCTTTCTCGCGTGCCTCGGCCATGTGGCGCGCACGCAAGGGAGTCAGGCGGATCGCTTCGAGTTTGGCAGCGGCTCCACATTCGCGGTTGATAGCTTCCTGATCGGCGCGGGAAACGGAGTGGATACGCGCACAGACGGAGACAAATCGATCCTTGGAGTCGAAGGCGAACGCGGCCTCGGGCCAGAAGGGATTGACGACGACGAGATACTTTTCGCGATCAGCCAGGGCGTGGGCATCGAAGCGCAATTCGTCACCACTGAGTTCGCTATCGGTAAAGCTAAACATTCCCGAGCGGGTGAGACGTTCTTTGCCACTCTCGGTGCCGATGATCCGGGCGGCGTGTTCGATGGGGAGTTGAATCAACGCGCGGCGTCCCGGTTGCCAGACTTCCAGTGGCGACAACTTGCGCATGCCGCCGAGCCGCGTATCGGGCCGATAGTTCATGTCCCAACCTTCGAGGTTATGCTCGGTGCGGGAGTTAATCCGCATATAGATTTCGGCTGCGATCACGCGGAATTGTTGGACGGTCAACATGGGCCATTGCAACATGTCGATGCGCTCGGCTGGCAATTGAGAGATCGCCATCAGAAGCGCGTCATTGTGCTTGAGCAGGCCGTGGAGCTGCTCGGGGCGATGGTCGCGGTCCTTGCCGGTCTGCGCCGGGAGCGCGGCCATTTCGTTGTGGATCAAATTACCGAGGGATTCGAGAGCGGCCTTGAACCGAAAATTGCCTTTGCTACGACCGGCGTATTGACCTGCATGCGCCGCTGCACCGTCCATGCCGCTGCGGGCCACTTTGATAAGACCGCCCGTGACGTCGTAGAGAAACGATTCGAGCCAATCCTTGATCGCGGCGGTGCCGTGTTCGACGACAAGCGTGGTGCCTTGCGGATGATATCCGTAACCCGCCAGCACGGCGGCAAGGAGAAATCGCATGTCGGCTTCCTTGAGGGACTCCATGGAGCCATCCGCATTCTCGGTGCGGACACGCATTCCCCAGGCAAACTTGCAGGCACTCGCGAGATCGAGCGCGTGAAATTCCAACGGACGGCCCGTCTTTTGCAGATCGAGATTATTGACGAAGTGGTCATGCCACATATCGTCGAAGAGGTAGAATTGCCCAACGTAGAGATCCTTGCGCGTGGTGTAGACCAGACGGCGTTCGCTCGCGGCGGCGGTGCGGCCAATGCGCGAGGCTTTGAGTTCAAATTTGGACGGCGCGTAACGTTTGAGATTTCCGTCGCTCCAACCTTGCGGATAGCCCGTGGCGAGATTGATCGGTTGCGTCGTGGTGATTTTGCCTTCGCGCCAATTCTGTTTCATGGCGCGGATACCGGCTTCGCTGGAACGTTGATTTTTTTCTATATAGAGACGAAGTAATTCTATATCCGACTCGGGCAACACGCTACCGGTGGTCATATTCCAGGCGTCCGGGCCAAGACGGCGGTTGTCGACTAATCCGCTCACGCCCTTTTTTTTGAGGTCATAATACTTGCGTAAGGCGGTCGTGCGCGAGACGCCGAGTCGCGCGGCGATTGCTTCGACAGCTTTCACCGCACCGCGTTTCATTCCTAAAACGGGGGTGAGTTGTTCTTGCCAAAAATAGGCGGTTTCAATCACGGAGTTGGGAGCGGTGGCAAGTTGGAGAGAGGAGAATGAGGACATGGAGGAAAAAGTTCTAGGTACGAAGATTTTATTGCGCTGCTTTAGACGGCGACGGTGGGGACCAGGCCTTGGCGCTCGTTGGCGGATTTCTTGGCCCAGCCTTTGACGGCGGTGTTGAGTTCAGTGAGGAGATCCTCCAGATGATCGAGTTCGATGCGCTCCAGAATTTTATAATCTTTATCGGTGATAAGGGCCTGCAACGCCTCTCCAAGGAGATTGCAACGCTCGCGCATGGCGGCTTTTTGCTGCTCGGGCGATTTGGGCTTGCCCTTGCCTTTGCCGCCACCGTGATCGCCACCACGCCCCTTCGGCGTGGCGAACCGATCCAGCCAGGAGCGTTGGGATTTACCCGAGGCATAATCGAAAAGAGAAAGCTGTTTCTCTCGCGCATCTTCTGGGAGATCTGCGGCGGGTGTCGTGACCAGATCGCAGAGAGCAAATTGCTTTGCTACCCGCTGACCCACGATCTGCGCGTAGTCCTGGGCGATGGCTTCCGTCACGTCGAGAAAGCGGTAAGCTGTAGAGTGATTTACATCGGGCGCATGTTCTTTCAGCCAGTTGCCCAAGCTGTTTTCCGTGCTTCCAGGTCCACGCTTTGGGGAGTTTTGTCCGCGTGCGGACAAAACTTCTCTCACCTTCCAAAGTCTGGCTCCGAATTCGAGCACGCGACGCATACCGGAGGTCGCTTCCTTAAAGGCGGTGGTCAGTTCCTTTCCCTCGGCGGCATCGTCGAATGCGGGAAGGATTTCAGCTTTGAGGATGATGGATTTAGTCATAAAAAAGTTCTCAGTTAACGGGACCTGACAAAGTTTCCCGGCTAGCGAGTTCGTATAGATCGCTCAAGACCTCCGGGAGCCAAAGAACCATTGTCTCGTAATCGCCTTCGGGATGCTCAGCGAGGAATGTTCCCCACAAGATTAAGACCGCTTCTTGACGTTTATTGGGAACAAGCTTGCCCGCTCGCCAGTCGAGAAAAAGTTGGATGATTTTCATAGATTAGATTTCGTAAAACCATTTGGGTTCGGGAATGCGATGGATGAGATCTTCAAGCGCCATCGCGTCTAATTTCACATGGAAGGCAAGCATCTCGGCCTCGCCGTAATTTTCATCGAGCAATTCGGATTCGATCCTTTCCACCGTCTGGGAAATGCCTCGCAAAAGCGATAAACAGGGAATGTCGTTGGCGAGAGATTTAGATTTCATAAAGCGGTGAAATAGGTGTTGAGGAGGGAGACGAGAGCGGCTTTGGTCCGGGCTTTGGAGCGATCGGGGATCTGGTAGCGCGTGGCGAGGGAACGCAGATCCTTGACGCGTGGTGGCAAGACGACGATGCCCGCGCTGACGGTCGCACTGGCGTGTCGCGTCTGGTTGCGAAACGCCGCTGGATACACCGAGCGGCTGAATCTCGGGCGACTGTTGGAGAGGGAGAAAAGGGTATTGGTCATAAGGAAGTTCTTAGTTAACGGTTGTCAGTTTTCAGTCAGAGATGGCAGAGTTGCGGGCATGATCAAAAAGCTCATCGAACTCGCCCGCAAAGGGGGCGAGGTTGTATTTCTGCGCGAGAAGCTCGAATCTCTCGAATCGCGGATCGCGTTGCTTGAAGCACAAAAGGCTGATTTGAAAGAGAAGCTTTTGGTTGCGGATAATGAGAAGATCACGCTGAAGCTCCAAAACGATCAGCTTCAGCGTGAGAACGAAAAGCTGTGCGCGGAGAAAACTGCGCTGGAGGAAAAGGCAAAACAGCTTGAACGTCAGGCAGGCCAAGCCGTCTCCGTTCAAAGCGTTCCCCGTCGTCCGCGTACGCTGGGCTGGTAGCGGCTCACTCATTTTCCCGCCTCCGTGAGCGCTGCCTTGGAAACGGATGGCGCAGCTTGCGCATCGCGTTTGAGATCGATCAGGGCGCTGAATTTTGGCAGCGCGCAGGCGCGGTCCTGCCAGGCGCAATACTCGTCATAGTGAAGAAACGTCTTCTCCAATGTCCACGCCAGCCGACGAGCCATCGAGCGGGCGGTGTGACGCTGTTCGATCAGTTCCTCGAAGCTGTCCTTGGCCCCGTATTTGGCCAGAGCGGCATCTTCCTCCGCGATCAGTTTTTCAAACTCGGCAATGAGTTGTTGGTTGGTCATTTGATTTTGTTTTCCTTTTTGAATTGCTCCCAAAGCGTGAGCAGGCGGTGAGACTCGCGCTGCCCCATCAGCACCCGGTAGGCGTGAACTCGGTCCACACCCGCCAATTTGGCGAAGCGGCAAATTCCGCGAAATTTGGTGCGTTTTCTTTTTGTGGCTGGCAACATCATGTTTAGAGGCATATACCTGCCGACATAATTATGCAAGGAGAAAATATACCTAAGAGTATTATTTCGACCGTCATCAAAAAGGTGATGGAAGAAAAGGGGGTGACTCAACAGGAGCTAGCGGTAGCGAGTGGATGTAGTCAGCCGGATATTTCGCGCTACCTCCACGGTCGAGAACCAACATTAAAGAATCTATCCAAAATCGCCACTGCTTTGGGAATGACTGTTGACGAGATAATGAATGCCTCTGTTTCACCTTTACTGACAGCTAAAGTCACACCGGTTGTCCATGAGGATAGTCCGAATTACGGCGTTAACTGGCGTCAACGCGCCGAAAAAGCCGAGAAGGAATTGAAAGAGTTAAAGGAACGGCTTAAAAAGCTGGCAGGGGAATAAAAATGGGCTGGAAATGTTACATTGCTAAAGACGGGGTTCAGCAAGGTCCTTTTTCAATAAGGAATCTTTGTGCGATGTGGAAGCGTAAGGAAATTTCATTAACTGACTATTATTTTATTGAGGGTATGGAGTCTTGGCTGGCCATTTGGGAAATAAGTAACGATTTAAGGCACGCCTGCGATGCCCTCCGATTAGGAGAGCGTTCATGGAAAGAAGCATTTGAAGATACTTTTATTTATCAGTTTCCCTGTTCAGAATTGGTAAGCATGCGGCCCACCGAACGTGTCCCTTTGGCAGAAAGATGGAAAATGGCCGGTGGAAAATTCTATGAAAATCGTATGCTTGCTTGGAAACGTGACGATATTTGGAGTAGGTTGGGCTCCTCTGAGTTATTTGACGATGGGCTTGACGTGGGACATGCTCCGTTTGTTTTCGGATCGGGAATGGCAACCTCTGATATTGATCGTGAAGAGTCTATTGACCTAGGAGTAATCGGTGAGAATGATGAAAAAATGTCGGATTCTTTTCGGGAAAGACTTAAAGCCGATGCGAAACAATTTGATCCTGAGCTGCTCAAGGCTTTTCGCGAGGAAATGAAACAGGAAGGGGATTATTTGGTTCCGCTTCGCTCCAGTCTTTCCCGCGCCATCGCCGATGCGGACGAAGCTTACAAAACCGGTCGACGCGATTTCAAAAAAGGAATATAAAATGAAAATCATCAAACTAATTTTGGTCTTGGCTGCTTGCGTCATTTTGCAAGCTCGCGCTCAGGATACCACGCTGACGACGAGAGAGATCGCCGTCTATAGCAATAAAAGCAGCGATAATGTTTTTAGTTTTGAAACGACTGGCACGTGCTCGGTTGCTATTCAAGGAAGCGGCGACGATCTTAACATTTTCCTCTATAAAAATGGAAAACAGATCTACAATAAGGCGGCGTTCCCGAGTGCGCCTTTAACCTTCTCCGGGCCCGGCGCTTTCAAATTGCAAGTCGGTTCTGGCTCGCCGACATGGACGATCACCGTCTCGGAAATTCTCACACCCGAGCAAGCGAGTGCTCCAGCTCCGATTAAGACGATTGCAACCGCCGCCGAGGAAACAGTAGCAGGAGATCCTCTGCGCCTCTCCGATATCACGTCTATCAGCCAGAGCGTACTGCTCTCACAATGGGCCGAAATAGCAAAACCTCTCGCATTTACGAACGGCGACGTCGACGTTCACTATGGTGGAGACGTTGGCACCGTCCACTCTAAGGTTTCCACGGATCCCATGACGCGATCATGGTATAAGGTCTATCCCAGGGAACGTACGATCGCTGATGGATGGACTCCTGAGAAGAAGCAAGCTAAAGCACTGTTGCAACGGCCTTGCACAATGGAGCAAAAGCAGTGGCTGGAGCATTTCATTGCGGCGGCGGATGCGCTTGCCGCCAAGGATGCGGCGAAGTTTAAGGAGTTGGTGGTTCCGCTGGCGGAAGATCTCAGAACAATGCTTTAGCCACGCGGAGCGTGGCGAAGTTATCAGTTCACAGTTATCAGCTGTCAGTCAGAAATAGCGGGGAAGCAGAGGTCTTGCTCTGGCTGTAAGCCAATAGCTGAAAGCTGACAGCTCCCAAAAAATAATCTTGTTTTTTTCGGCAAATACCGGATATGTCTGGCGATGCGACCCGCCGAAACCACGACCGATAGCCCGCCGCAGCTCGGGCTTTTCGATTGCGTGTCCAACGGTTCGGGCGGTTACATTATCACGCCAAAGAAGCCCACGTTCGAGGCGTCAGTCAAACAGGCGGCGGACTATCTCAAAATCAGCGATGACGGCGTGCGCCGTCTGATGGATCTGGAATTATTGGAGTTCCGCAAGCCCACGCCACGCAAGACGTGGATCACCTGGGAGAGTCTGATCCGGCATAAGGTGGAGTCGAAAGATCCCGAGTATTGGGATAAAAAACGCAAAATCGTGCGGCAATCTGCGTTTTATTTTCGGAATTAAGCCGCCGTTTTCGCCCTTCCTGCCGAGCCGTTAGCGCTCGGTTTCAGAGTGTGGTTTCATCACTCGCGTAATGAATAACGCGAATATGAATTCAATTCAACTCTGAAAAAGGAAGCGCATGCAAACCACTCTCAAAATCCTCTCATATGTTGCGAAAGCGGCAGGGCTCGTCATCAGCCTCAATGCCATTCCCTTCGTCTCGCCCTCGACAGGCGTGATCATTTTCTTTGTTGCGTCCCTGCTCAAGGACACCGTCAACCGCCTCGGGGACTTCCTCGACGACGGCAAGGAAGACAACTCGTTCGATAAGTAGCTCTCCGTTTTTAAAAAAACACCCAACCCAAAGCAGCGTAACGCTGCACCCAATAAAAAAGGAAAATCATATGTTCAATTGGCTCAAATCTGTTTGGTCCTGGCTCACCTCATCGAGCACGGCGAATTCCGCAACACTCTTTCTCGCCCAGGGCGCGGGCACGGCCGCTGCGGTGGGAATCATCGTTAAAATCGGCGACAACAAGGCCGGTACTGCGGCTGACATTGAATCAATCGCCGATGCGATTACTACGTTGCTGACTGGGACGATCCCGAGCAGCTCGCAGATCAGCGGCGTGCTTACGAATCTCAAGTCGAATTCCGCGACGCAGAATTACGCCTCCATTGCGCAGCAATTTGTCTCGGCGTTTCAATCACAATTGACGAGCTGGTCTGCGGCGGGCGAATCGACCGCGATCATCACCCAATACGCGAAGGCGTTCATCACCGGCATGCAGACCGGTGCCGATCTCTACGCCGCCAAGACATCCTGACTTTTATAGAACCCGAAATGACACCATCCGCCCCTCCGGTCACCAGCGACCGGAGGGGATGAAAGAAACTCAAACCGGAGAAACAATGTGGCTACAACTGATGTGGGCGCGGTGGCAGAGGCAACAAGCGAGCTGCTCAAGCTCATCAATAGCTGGCTTAATCCCAGCCAGCAAAAGGCAGCGGCAGACCTCTATGAAGGCGCGCAGATCGACATGGAGGATTTTTGTTTCGCAGTCCTTCGTGGCGACGGCGCTCGTTGCAACGTGCTCATTGCTGGTCTGCGGGTGTCAGCACCGCTCCCCCGCCTTACCGATGGCGACTTCGATAAGCTTCGACTCTGCATCCCCTATCTCGACGGAAGCACCCTCGCCGACCTCTACGTCCGCGCCCGTCAGGGAAGTTATGCTGCCGACCTCGCCGATCTCATTTCAAGCGCCGGTGGTTCAGCTTCGACCAGTACAAGTTCCAGTGGAAACAAATCTGTCGTCAGTGCCGCCATCAGTAGCGCCGAAACCCTCGCTTCGTCAATCGCCGCAAATTCAGGGAACTAAGCTGCGATGAAATTATCCAAAATCATTCTCTCGATTATTTGGTTTGGCATCGGCGCGGCCTTTGCGACGGCTCTGAGTGCCGCCTTTGTCGCCGGAATTCAATCGCTCTATGCCACGCTTTGTATCGTGTGTGCCTTTATCCGGGCGCACGCGGAAATGATCGCGTCGGGTGTGGCATGGATGTTTCCCTTTGTCGCCGGATCTTTCTGCGCTTTCATCCCCTGGCCGACATCGAAGGGCGGGAAGAAATGACCGCGCTGATTAATCCCTTTGATGCGCTGGCGGCCATTGGCGAATCGCAGGTGGGCACGCAGGAAGACTCCGCTCACACCAATCGCGGCGCGGCGATTTTGAAATATCAACAGGCGACCTCTCTCGATGGCCAAGGCTGGCCCTGGTGCGCCGCCTTTGTGGATTGGTGCCTTGCCCAATTCATCACACAAAACCCTCTTGCCACGCGCGTCCAGCGTCCGCGCACACCGTCCGCATTCGGACTCATCACCTGGGCGAAGCAGCAAAGCTGTCTCGTATGGTTTCCCAGTGCAGATCGGACGCAGCCGACGCGTGGCGACCTTGTTGTCTACACTTTCTCTCACTGCGGAATCGTCATTGCGTCGAGCCGTGACATTTTCTACGCAGTCGAGGGAAACACCAATACCAATGGCTCGGCAGACGGCTACGAAGTCGCCAAACGCCCTCGCTCCTACGCCGACGTCCAAGCCTTCATCCATCTGCCTGCGGCCGCATTGCCTGCCAGCGTGACGCTGGACCCACAAAAAGGAACGGTCTGAATTTTATGAACGAAGCTCTACTTACTGCCGGTCAAATCGGAATGGCCTGCATCATGCTGATCTTTTTTTTCAAGCTCAACTCCGGCTTCGAGAAATTCAAACGCGAATTAACCGGCAAAGGCGAGAAGCGCGAAATTAGCCCACAGCCGCTCATCGTCACGCCGCAAGTGCGCGTCGCGACATTTGACGAACTCTCCCAGCTTCGCCGCGAGTTTGAAGTTTTCCGCACTGAGCAACGCGAGAGCAACAAGGAGCTTTTGGAAGTGGGCGAGACTCGGTCCATTGCGCTGCATAACCGGATCAATGATGTATTGGCGGCTGTCTGCCGTCTCGAAGGGAAAAACAAATGAAAGCATCCGACGAACGCCGCGTCATTTTGCAGATTCTGAAGGATACCTCTCCGCAGGCTCTGCCTGAAAACTCCCTTTGGTGCGCGCTCGATTCTCGGGTGCGTCCAGCTGTGAGCGCCGCCACGTTTGACGAACACATCGCCTACCTGTCCGGTCACAAGCTCATTGCGATCATGGAAGGCGAGTTTGGCGACGACGAACCACGCTGGCTCATTACCGAAGCCGGTGAAGTCCAACTTTTGAAGCGATGAATGAAAACCAAGCCAGACACATTGGAAGGTCAACTCCGGGCGCGGCAACGGCTCGACGAGTTCATGATCGAGCTCATCGACAACTGCATCTCGCTCAAGGCGGCACTAGCGCTTTGCGAGAAGTGGGGTGTCGGCACGTCCATATCCTCAGTGTCGCGATTGGTCTCCTCGTATGGGTTGCACTGGCGCATTCAACGTGCCAAGGAAGCGGCGGAAGCCTCGGAGAAATCCTCGCCAGCGGATATCGAGGGAAAGATCCGGCGCGGGCTCTCCCAGCGGGAGTTCGAGAAAGTGTATGGCGAACTGACCGTCAAGGAGATCGTCGCCCTGAAGCGTTGCGAATTGGCAGCGAGCAAATTGGAAGTCGACAAACGCAAGCTGGCGCTGCTCGAAGCGAAAATGGCCGAAGCCAAATCGAAACTCGAATCGGTGAAATCCAAGGGCGGATTGACTCCCGAGACGCTCAAGGAAATCGAGGAGGCTGCCAAGTTACTATGACGGCTCGCGCTCCCAAATTCGCAGGGAAAGCCAAGATCGTTCCCAAGCGCGACGCGCTCCTTTTGTTGCCATACCAGGTCAAATGGATTCGCGACAACTCGCGGCTCAAGATCGCCGAGAAGGGGCGCCAGATCGGTTGGACGTGGGGCCATGCCTATCGGCTGGTCTCGACCAAAGCGGTCAAAGAGGCGCGCAATGATGCGTGGATTTCCAGCCGGGACGATTTGCAGGCGCGGTTACTGATCGAAGACTGCAAGAACTTTGCATCGCTCCTCAATCTCGGAGCGAAAGATCTCGGCGAGCGCGTGATCGATGACGACGGTCACAGCGCCTATGTCCTCGCCATGGCCACAGGTCTGCGCATTCATTCGATGAGCAGCAATCCCGATGCCCAGGCGGGTAAACGCGGAGATCGCACGCTAGACGAATTCGCGCTCCATCCCGATCCGCGCAAACTCTATTCGATTGCCTATCCTGGCATCACTTGGGGCGGTTCGATGGAGATCTTTTCCACCCATCGTGGTAGCGCCAACTTTTTCAATCAGCTCATTCTCGAAATCAAGCACAAGGGCAATCCGAAGGGATTTAGCCTCCATACGGTCACTCTGCAGACCGCTCTCGATCAGGGTTTCCTCTACAAGCTCCAATCCAAACTGCCCCTCGACGACGAACGTCAGCAGATGGACGAAGCAGATTATTTCACATTCATCAAGGCCGGTTGCGCCGATGACGAATCGTTCCTGCAGGAATACATGTGCGTGCCTGCCGACGACGCATCCGCATTTCTCTCCTATGAACTGATCGATGGTTGCAAATACAAGCCCGATGAAAAATGGGAAAAGACCCTCTCCGAATTGGCGGCGAGTCAGAATAATCTCTATCTCGGCGGTGACATTGGCCGCGTCAAGGATTTGACGGTATTCTGGGTTGTCGAAGCCATTGGCGGATTACGGCCCACGGTGCATCTGGTCTCGCTTCAGAATAAAACCTTCGACGAACAGGAAGCGCGGCTTTACGAGCTACTTCAATTGCCACGGTTGCGCCGGGCCTGCATCGACAATACCGGGATTGGCCGCCAGCTCGTGGAGCGGGCGCAGAAACGCTATGGCGAATACAAAGTCGAGGCCATCACCTTCACGGGCGCGGTTAAAGAAGAATTGGCCTATCCGTTACGCGCGGGATTTGAGGATAAATCAGTACGCATTCCCGACGATAAAAGCATCATTGCCCATCACCGGGCAATTCGGAAGGAAACCACGGCGGCGGGAAATATCCGGTTCGTAGCCGAGTCCAACGAAGCCGGTCACGCGGATTATTTTTGGGCGCATGCCCTCGCTCTCCATGCGGGGAAGAAAGCAACGATTCCCGGCGGGTTTATCCCCGTATCGAACACCCGCGCCGCGCAAAAGTGGCAGGAACGGCGAAAGAGGGCGGTGCTCGGATGAAAACGATCTGCGCTAGAGGCCTTTTTAAGCCGCTTGAAACCTTTGTCTGCTATGTTGGCCGGTTTTCATGGCTGTGCGCAAATTGCAACGGTGTTCCGTGCGTTTGCAATGGCATTGGCATTGAGGATGAGATCCTCGTTTTGGCTTTGGCCGGAGGTTTGGCATGAGCTTGATTCAAGTTCCGGCTTATTTCCCTGCCGAGCTCAAGCGCGCCAGCCGTTGGCGGGAATATTACAATCCGCTGATCGGGTTGACCTTTCCCCTGGTATTTGCGCGGCTGCAAAATTATCAGATCGGCATCGTGTCCGATTTGATGTGGACCTATCGCTTCATTGAGGAGCGTGATCCGGTGTTGCGCGGGGTCAAGGCGCGACGGCTTTCGGCGATTGAAAAGCTGGACTGGTCGATCAAGACGATTCCCGATAAGGAACTGCCTAAGGGCGCGACAGCGGCACAGGCAACAGCGCAAGCCACGGCATTGCGCGAAGTTTACGATGCAATCGATAACCTGCGCGACGCGGTGGGACATCTCGCTCTGGCTTCATTCCGTGGTTTTGCGCATCTGGAAAAACATTACGCGGCGGATGGATCTATTACCCATCTGGAACCGGTTCCACAGTGGAATTGGGCGCGGGATGGGCTCTTCGGAAACTGGTATTATAATAACGGCGCGTTTTCGGTTCCCGGTGGTCCGCAATCGTCGCAAGTCGTGGAAATCGATCCTGAGCGGTTTATCGTTCGCGAAGAGTGCGATCCTATTGACGTGATTGGGATCTATGCCTTCTTGCGGAAAAACCTCTCGCAAAAAGATTGGGACGGCTTTGTCGAGACGTTTGGCATTCCTCCGATCTTTATCGAACTGCCTCCCAACATGCCGCAAGACGAGCAGGACAAATATCAAGCCCTGGCAGAACAAATCATCGGCGACATGCGTGGGACGATTCCCGCTGGCAGCAAAGTGCAGACGGTCGATGCCGGTGCCCGGGGGACGAATCCTTTCCGCGACCACATCCAGTACAACGACGAAATGATCGTGCTGGCGGGAACCAGCGGCAAATTGACCATGCTCACCGCCAGTGGCAGCGGCACTTTGGCCGGTCACGCTCACGCGGATACTTTTGACGAATTAGCCCAAGCCGAAGCCGAGAAGATTTCGGAGCTGCTCCAAAAGCAAATCGACAAGGGATTCCTTGCTCAAAAGTTCCCCGGTCAAAAGCCACTCGCCTATTTCGAACTGGCCGCGAAGGAGGAAACCAATGTGACCGACGTGGTGACGCATGCCAAGGAATTGGCGGAGGCGGGCTACGCCATCGAAGCTTCCCAACTTTCCGAGCGCACCGGCTACGATCTCTCCGACCGCGCTCCGGTCGATAAAGCGGCGCAACGGGCCATGGCCGGGGACGCGACCATTGGCAAACCCGAGGGTAGCTCTCAGGACGATGGCGACGCGGTCGCGAATCGGGCGCTGCTCAATGCCTCCGATGCCGACGCGGACAATGCGTTCTTAGCCCAAGCCTCGAAGATGTTGAATGCTGCCGATGCGAAATCGCTCAAGCCGGTCTGGGATCGGCTCTTGAAGATTTTAGCCGGTCCTGATGATCAACTTATTCCGGCGCTTAAAAAACTCTCAGCCGATGTGCCTGCGCTCGCCAAGAAAGTCGGCGCTTCCAATGAGTCCGTCGATGCCCTCCAAAAAATCCTTGGCGCGGCGACGGGCAACGGTCTTGCCACTGAACCCGTTTCAAAAAAGAAAACCAAAAACAGGAAATCAAAGAAATGAACCAGCGCGATGCTGGACACACTAAAATGAATACAAATCTTCCCATTCTAAATCGTGATTTCAAGATGCCCGACGACGGCTGGTATCATGTCGCGCCGCTCGGTGAATTTCCGCACCCCTCTTCCGGATTAATCCAGGTCGTCGACGCGCCGTCCGTGACTGCGATGGCAAACCGTTTTGCGACGGAATCCAAGGCAGAGAATTTTCCCGGTCTCCTAACTGACTTTGATCATTTTTCCAACGATCCATCGCAGCCCAGCGCCGCTGCGGGCTGGATCTATGATCTGCAAAATCGCGACACCGGGCTTTGGGCTAAAATTCGCTGGAGCGATCTTGGCCAGGAGGCGGTCATCGGCGGTCGCTATCGTCTCGTGTCTCCCGTCTGGAACCGGAGCGACTGCGAGGACTTAGGTAACAATCGCGTGCGTCCGATGCGCCTGGATCGCGTCGCTTTGACGAATGATCCCAATTTGAAGGGACTCACCCCGCTCACGAATCGTGCCGACGCGACAGGCGAAATCAAAAACTACGGCACCTCTGAAGGTGCGAAAAAAGGATGGGATACGCGCGGCCGCGGAAAAAAACCTCGCGTGGCCGCTCGCAAATCCAAGATCAAGGAAGCGAAGGTGGCGAAAGAAAAAGAAGCTCCGAAGGGTTCCGGCCTGATTCAAAAGACGCGGGACAAACTTCCCGGCGTCAAAGCCCAATCAAAAACCCCAGACGCAAAGCCTCGCATAGCTGCTCGTAAATCCAAACTCGGCATCACGCCAGAAAAGGAAGCGCCGAAAGGCTCGGGCGTAATTCAGAAAATCCGGGACAAGCTCCCCGGCATGAACGCTCCCACCAGCATGGGCCGTCGTGGCTTGGGGAGCCTCCTTCACGGAAATCGCAACACTTTTTCCGGTCATCGTGTGATGGCTCGGAAATCCTGCCTCCAATCCTAACGGCGGCGGAAACCCACCCAAAACAAAATAGGAGAAATCAAAATGTTAGACTGCAAAGAATGCCTCCTCGAACTGCTTGGCTTGCCCGCCACCGCCTCCGATCCAGAAATCAAAAGCGCGATGGACGATGTGGCCACGCACGACGATGTGATGGCGTTGCAAAATCGCAACGCCGCACTTGAAACCGAACACGCCGCCATTATTGAGAATGATCTCAATGAACTCGGCATTACCGACGCCGCGCAACGCGAGGTTTTGCGTCCAGCTCTGCTTGCCAATCGCAGTCACGCGTTGGCCGCAATAAAGGGACTCAAACCCGCCGCCACTCCCGCCGCGCCGCTTTACAACCGCGCGACAGCTGGAGTTCCGAATACCTCCGCTGATTCATTGGCTAAACCCGGTGAAGAGGAGCGCGCCAAGAGGATTAAAAACCGCGCCTCCCAGATCGTTCGCGACAGCAAAGGGAAAACCCAATGGAAGGATGCCTGGCGCTCGGCCTCTGCAGAAATCCCCGAGGAAAAGAAATAGCCCTCAGCAAACTCTCAACACAATTCAAATAAAAAAAAATAAAAATCTATGATTCCCTTCGCAAATCAAACAAACACCCAACAGGGCGATTGGCAGCCAATTGCCAATAGCAACCTCAATGGCCTCGCTCCGCGTTTGGTTAAACTCGTCAACAATGCCGCCAGTGGCGTGATTGCCGCCGATGTTCCCGCCGCCGATACGGACATTGTCACCAATCTTCTCGTCGATGATGGTGCACCGGATTCGAGCGCGGATACCACTGGCCAACCCGTGACGGTGCGCCCGATTCTGACTCACTCCCAACTCCGCGTGACGGCCAAGGGCGCGATCACCCCGGGCGATCTGCTTGTCCTCGCTGATCCGTCTGTTATCGCCGACAAGGGCAAGCTTCGGACGCTGCCCGCCGCAGCCGGAACCTACACCGTTCGCGGTCAGGCGCTCGACGCCGCTATCGATGGATCATTGGTTAAGTTCCATCCGCTCGCGCCGTACACCATCACCCACTAATTCGGAGCAATTCGAACCACCACAAAAACAACCAAAAAAAGAAAGAATAAAAACTCATGCCTAGCATGCTAGAAAGCATCAGCGCCAAACCGGTCATCCGGGAATTCGCGCAAGGTGCCGCTCAACAAAATGTGCAGCCGGTGGCCGATTTTCTGGCCCCAACTGTGGAAGTTCCCACCATCGTGGGCCGTTACAAAGTCTATACCGAGCAGGATCGCTTCCGCATTCCGGATACCCGGCGTGCTCTGGGCGGTCAAGCGGCTCAGATTGGTTTCAGCGCTTCGGATGCATTTTACAATTGCCAGCCCAATGCACTCGATTTCCCAATCGATAATCTGGAATCCGCCGAAGAAGCGACTCTGGAAAACTTGTTGCAGGAAGGCGCGCAAATCGTTGCCGAAGCCGCCGCGCTTCAGCATGAAACCCGTGTTATCAACAAGGCCATTGGTGCAATCACCAATACGGTCAATAAGACATGGAGCGGCGCCGGAACTACCGATCCCGTCGATGATGTCGATGCGGCGATTCTCGCCGTTATCAAGGCGGCAAAATACGGTAGTTTGATGGGGGTCGGGGTTTTGTTTGGTGCTTCCGCTTGGCGCGGTTTCAAAAACAACGCCAACGTTCGGAGCAAGTTCGTCGTGGGCACCGGTGGAGAAGGTAGTGTAGGTCTCGCAGTGCCGAGCGAAGGACTCGCATCGAAGTTGTTTGTCGGTACCCCCGACGTTCGTACGAGCTACATGGTGTTCGACTCCGCTGATCAAGGCGCTGCCGCAAATATCAATTTCGTGCTTGATACGAAGGTGATTGTGTTCGCACGTTTGGCAACCCCCACTCGCCGCGATCCGAGCTTCATGAAAACCTTCCGGCTCGCCGGACAGTGGATGAAACCCGGTAGTTATGTCACGCCCGATGGCCGTGGCGAAGTCGCGAAGTTCGACTGGACCGAAGACGTTGAAGTCACCAACGCCCCCGCTTCACAGCTCCTCAATATCAGCTGATCAGCTCCCAGCTACGCAGTTATCGCCGGAGGTCCGATTCCTCCGGCTGATAACTGACTTCTGGTAACTGAAAATTCTATATCATGAGCAACTGGACCTCCATAACGACCGCGTCCGTCAAGACGGCGAAGATCAGCAGCTATATCGCGACGGCGCAATCTGCCGCCGCCGCTCGCGGCGAAGCGGATCCGTTGCCGGAGATTATCGCGGATGTAGTGGCTCAAATCCGGGCGAGTATTTCTGTTGGGAATCGCCTGGACGCGGACCCGACGAAGATCCCTAATTCGCTCAATGGTCTGGCCAAACGAATGATCATTCGTCAGGTCAAAGACTATATCAATAGCGAGCTGAAACCTTCGGAAGCCAAGCAAGCGGACCAAGATCTCTCCTATTTGAATCGCATTGTGGATCACAAGATTCGCTTCGAAATTCCCGATTCTCCCGCTGATTCCGCCGAGCAGCAACCGCCGCTGGGACCTACTTTCACCACGAACCGTCACCGTCACTTTGGCCGTCGCGCCGAGGAAGGAATGTAAATGCCAGACTTTCTTTCCTCTCCCCCCCATCCCTTTGAAGAGGCGTTGCAATGGGCCGCTGATCGCGGATTACTGCCGACAAATTTATCCACCGCGCAGATCCGCAATCCGGCGTCGGTGCGGTCGACTCCGTTTTTCCCTCCGGAGGGATTATTCACGCCCGAGAGGAGAGCCCAACTCGCCGCCGAGATTCGCGACCAAAGCGTTTTTTCGGCGCGGCTCCAGCAAATGAAGATCCTGCAAAAGATCAAGGATCTCACTGACAACATGGTCTCCGGCAAAATCAATCTCGCCACGGCTCGCGCCGATTTGCGCCAGTTGGTGATCGATTGCGGTTACACGCCCGAGAACGGTTTCCCCGGCGAAAACGTCGAGCCGGTGGAACCAGGGGAATTGAAAGATTTCTCCAGCTTCAAACGGACTAATTTAATTTTAACGACGCAATATCGCCTCGCGATGAATCGCGGTTTGCAGATCGCTGGCAATGAGCCGGAACGGCTCTGGCAATTCCCTTGCTATGAGTTGCTGCGGATCTATACGCGCCAGATCCCACGCGGGTACCGGCGCGGTCCCAAGGACGCGATTATTCCCGTGCCCGATGATGATTGGCCCAGCCGCTTTGAAGCCTGTGGCGGCGAACTGGTCGATGGCGACCGCATGATCGCACCCAAGGGTGATCCGATCTGGGAAGCCCTCGGAGACAGTTCAACTTTCGACGACGCTCTCGACACGAGTTGCCCGCCGTTCGCCTTCAATAGCGGATTCGGCTGGCAGGAGCGCGACCGTGCGGAGTGTATCGAACTCGGCGTGATTGACGACGACGAAGGTGGCAAGGCCATGCCGGTCGATCTTCTTGAAGGGCTCAAGGCCGATGCGAAACAATTTGATCCGGAGCTGCTCAAGGCTTTTCGCGAGGAGATGAAGCAAGAAGGGGATTATTTGGTCCCGCTTCGCTCCAGTCTTTCCCGTGCTATGGAAGATGCCAGGGAAGCTTATAAAACCGGTCGTCGCGATTTCAGTAACGCCGCGCAGATCCGCAATCGCCTCACTCGATTCGTGACGCTCTGCAATTCCACGGATCGCTCGCGCCGGATTCGCGGAAATATTCAATCGATTATAGATGCCGTGGAGGTGCTCTCATGAGTGCTGGTCTCCAACTTTCCTATACCGATCTGGCGAGCCCTAAATTGCAGACTCTCATCGGCGGGATGACCGACCGCACGCGGATTAATAAATTTATCGAGAATCGCGCCGTCGTCACGACGCGGGATTACCTGGTTCAATTGGCGCAAACTCGCCACGCCACGGCTAATCGTCTGGGTGCGGAGCCCACCGGGCATCTCAGCCGCGCCGCCGAGAGCGTCAGCGGCACTAGCGACGGCAACGGTGCCACGGTCGATATCACGAGCCCCGGCTTTGGCCGTGTGGCAGGCGATATCACCATCGTCCCGAAAGAAGGAAAATACCTCACCATTCCCGCCAATGCCGCTGCGTACGGCAAACGAGCTTCCGAAGTGGCCCAGGCTTTCGGCGATTTGCGTCCCATTACTTTTGGCAAGGATGGCGCTCATGCGCTCGTGATCAATCGCGGCACCGGCAAGGATCGCCAGACGATTGTGTTTTACTGGCTGGTCGAGAGCGTTCTCCTCAAACAAGACCGCACGTTGCTTCCGAGCAACGAAGTCTATGCGCAGGTTTTGACAGACGGTGCCAAAGACTTTTTCGATGCGCTTTTGGATGCCAATTACGGAGGACTCCTCTCATGAGTGATAAATCGGAAGCCGGAAATCCGCTGCCCGTCCCGCCGTTTTTTCATCTGACGGATTTTAATTTCTCGATCAATCGCCAGACCGGCGAGATCGAGCAGCTCCTTACCTTCCACAAAAACGCTCGCATCGCGGTTTGCTACACGCCCAAGCAAGCCCAACTCGTGATCGATCAACTCTTGAAACTCACCGTCGCTCGCGCCGCCGCCACAACCAACCAACCCTAATGACCACGCCTTCCCTCCTCGAACAATTCCAGCTTGGTATCGGAGCGCGGCTCGACTCGCTGCCAAGCCTGATGTATGTGCCGGTCTTTGTCATTCGGCCACGGACGGCGAAAGAGGCGGTATCGGTACAGACCGAGATTAATAATTCCCTTGCTGGGGCTACTTTCAAAAATGGGAAGACTGGCGCGACGGTGATTGTGCATATGCCGATCCATCATGTTTCCGATCCGAATCTCCCCGGCCCATATTGCGACGCGGTCGGGCTGATTCGAGTCATTGAGAACTCCTCAACAAACATGAGCGACATCGGTACGCAACTCAGCTGCGAAACTATTGGTGAATCCGTCCTACAGGGAATGCATCTCTTCAATCTCGGGATTAGTGGCAGCGAGGTCTACGCCGAAAAGGATGCGATGGCCGCCAATCTCAATCCCGTTTTCATAGAGCAAGATCAAGTCGTCTACGATTGTCTCGTCAAAACCTTCCTCGGCCTACCTCCGATTCACAATGCCCTCGCGCCACACTTCTCCTATGACGGCACGAGTCTGACCCTCATCACCAACGAACCCGGCGCGGTAACCTATTACACACTCGACAGCTCTTTCCCCTGGGCGGGATCGGCAACCAATCCCTCGACAGCAATTCAATATACCGTGCCCGTCGCGATTGCAGCGCCAGCCACGATCCGCGCGGCGTCCTATATCAACGGCAAAGCCGGTTCCGACGTCCAGCAATTCACTCTCTAACCAAACACCACCACCAAAGAAAATCCTATGTCCATCCAACGCTCCACCATTGTTCGCGGTCCCTGCCAAGCTCAGTACGGCGGTGTGACGATTTATTCCAAGGGGGATATCTCGCTCCCGCTTAATCTCAAAACCTTCGATCTGCCGACTGACAGTTTCGGCATTGTCGACAAGCGCGTCGACGCCATCGACGCCACGGCACAAATCACCTCCAGCGGCGCGATGATCTCGCTCCTTCCGCTGTTGAGTTCCTACGCGACGAAGAATATCGGCGACTCGATTTTTGGCGCGGATACGCCCTTAACTATCTGGACGCGGGCCGGGGTGAAGCTCGTCTTCGCCGCCGCCGCGTTGACGAAACTCCCCGATATTACCTTTGCTTCAAACAAGACGTTGCTCGGTGCGATGACGTTCACTTTCCTCCATGCCGATAATACCGACTGGAGCGCGGCCAATAGTCTGGTTGCGGTCACGCAGGCGGCGTATCCCGGTGATGCTGGATTTGATGTGAGCCAGATCATCACGCAGAAATACGGACACGCATGGGGCGCTGTTGTTCCCTGGTCTGCATTCGAAACCGAGACGGGCGGCGTGATGAGTTTCAACGTCGAAATCGAACCGGTAACCATCGATTCCTGCGGTATCGTCGATTACACGCTCAAGAATCTCTCGGTGATGTACAAGTGCAAACCGGTGGGCATTGCCGAGACCGATTACATTACCGCGCTCCTGGCACAAGGCGCGGGCGCGTCGCGTGGTCGCAGTCTGAAGGCGTCTGCGAATCATCTCAATATCTCCGGTACCGGAATCTATGGCCGCGTCTACAACGCCGCGCTGCAAACCGGTGGATTCAAATTCGGTCCCACAACCCTGCGACAAGATGAGGTTGGTTTCGTGGCCAATCGCAGCGTGACAGCCGGCGCGCTCGATCCGCTCTATTACCTCGGTTCCACCGCGCCGGTCTGAGCCGGATTTTTGACGGAATTAACGGAATTTTAAAACCAATTAACAAGGATCAAAATCATGAATGAGATACAGCAATTCCTCGGAGCGGATCGCTCGGCCGCCCTCGAAAAACAAGCCGCCGAACGCGGCATCAAAAACCTATGGGATCAAGCCGCTAAAGCGGGTGCGGCGGCGTATCCGAATAACACTGAAGCCGCTGCCGCCCTGGGCGCGATCCGTGCGCTGCAACTCGCCGGATCGGTGCCGACTGCAGCCGATCAAAAAGATCTGCAGGTTGCCGTCGCCAAAACTCCCGCTGCGCCGGTGAACGTTGTGGACGAAATCAAAGCCGAGGCCGCTGCGGAGACTGAAACTACTCCAGCTAAAAGCTAACCGCTAAACGCTCCCAGCTTCTTCCCTTATGAAAATCATCTTTGCTGGCCAGACCATTGCAGACGACTACGACGTCACGGGTGACGCTGTAAGCCGCGTCGCGATCTCTGGCACGCAAAGTAACCAGATTGCAGAGTTTCTGCGCGGCGTATGGAAACAACCCATGGCGCGCGGTAATCGCAGCCACACACTGCCATTCCACCACATCCGCCCCCCGGCTTCCGCTCCATCTGCGGCATTTTTGGAAATGATCTTGTGGTTCTCAAATTTGCCTCAGTCAGGAGAACTTCAACTGATCGAGGGCGGCACCACAATAACCTTTGCGACGGCGGTGATGGAGAATTTCAAATCGTCGCGGTCCGGTGTCACGTGGAGCTATGACGCGGAGTTTGTCTGCGGGATGCCAACGGGAATCGCCAGCTCGGACCTGCTCCTCATGAGTGGCGGATATTTACGCATGGTGAATGGCAACGCCATCGCTCTACAGAACTAATTTTATGTCCGATCAAAATCTTACTCAACTTGCCGCAGCCGCCGCGCTGACCGGAACTGAATTGATTTACACAGTCCAAGGCGGCGCGGACAAGGTGTTGACACCCGCACAACTCGCTACGTTTCTCACCTCATCCAAGCGCGAGGCGATGGTGTCAATTCCTAATGGCGTGGAGAGTGTGGCGATTGTGTTCGCCACGGCGTTGGCCGCTCTGCCGACAAAGATCCATTTGACGCTCCTGGCTCCGGCTGGTGGCGCGGGGTTCATGGTCTGGGCCGATGCGTCGACGCTCACGGTGAATGGGTTCACGGCGCGGCTGGGCGCTCTCACGCCCAACGCCAATTATCAACTTTGCTACAGCGCCTCTTAACAACCTCTGGCTGAAAACTGACAACTGATCACTGAAAACTTTTAATCCATGAAAAAAATAATCCTCCTCTTATTTCTCAGCGTTTGCACGGCTCATGCCGCGACGTTGCAAAAAGATGTCACGCTCCAGAATTCGGTCACGCTGCCGAACGGGCAAATACTGACAACCGCCTCCGGTAACTTACTCTCGGTTGGCTCGCCCATCCCGTGGTCGGGATTGACCGGACAACCGCTCTTCTATCCGGCCGATTTGAGCAATACGAGCAATTCTCTGCCGTTTGCCAATATCAGCGGCGTGCCGAGCTTCGCCCTGGCCTCGTCACTATCGGGTCTGGTGAGCTCCGCGCAACTCACTTCGTCACTCTCGAATTACGTGCTTGGCACCGCGCTGACCAGCGTGTTGTCGACCTATCAGCAAACGGCGTCGATGTCGCCGTATCTGACCAATGCCGGTGGTTGGACTGTGTCGGGATCGGGGACGGTAGCAGGGGCTTTTGTCGCGACAAATTCCAATTCGCTGATTCCATACGAGACTCGGATAGAGCAGGTCTCGTATATAAAAGGGGCGCCACTACCTGCATCGTTATCCGTCACGCTTTTTTCATCGACGAGCGGCCCCGGCAACGTGGACTTCTTGCAAATATCCAGCCTCGGAACACGTGCTGTAAATGTTCGCATCACCGTTGATGGAGTTCAACAGCCCGATATTCCCTTGGAGGATTTTCTTTGCGCTATTAATACGTCGGCGGTGGTTCCGATGTTCACATTTATTACCGATGACTTTGCACTCACCGAAAATGAAGCGACTGGAGTCACGGGTTATCGTCGAATCTTCATTCCGTTTAACGCGTCCTGCTCCGTAGTTTTGGTAAATAACTCGGCAGTCACCACATACTATTGGACGCAAGTGCAATATCGCATCGGAGCAATTCCGTGGGCGGTTTATGGTCCCTACAAACGTGTGTTTCACGTTCAGTATAATCCTCCCGTTTCCATAGCGACGACGTCGCCAACGATTTTACCTACGGTTACAGGCTCTGGTGTGATTGAGGGAATTAACTTCAACGTAATCCAGCAAGGATCGGGCGGCCCAAATTATGATGGTTGGATGGAGACAAAGCCAACCATCAATACCGATGGTATTAATTTCATCTATGGCGGCACTGAGGATTTTTTCGGCACCAATTTCTATGGCCAATACACCATCGGAAAACAATCCAATTATGCCGGAATCGTTTTTAACTCGCAGATTACCATTGCGGGCACGACCTACAATGCAGCCAACAGCTTCCGCATTTTTAAACCTGACCCAATTATTTTTAATAATTACGTCAGCTTCCAGTGGAATAGCACAGCGGCTAATACCACGGTCTCCTCGTTGGTTTATTATTACACAACGAATTAGTTTTCTATGAAAAATTCTATGAAACATTCTATATTTCTAGTTCTGGCTCTTTTTGGGACTCTGTCCTATTCGACGTTTGGACAAATGCAACCGTTCGATCAAAACGGAGTGCTCTATTACCCGTACCGAACGTCCTCCGTATCTGTTCCTCTCACGGACAGCAGTGGGCGTTTGTACACGGGAGGCGCGCTGGTTCCGAGTGCCACGGCGAATAATAGTTGGACGGGCAATAATACGTTATCGGGACAGGTAACCCTAAGCGGAACGACCACTCTGGGTGCGACCGTCAATGCCAAGGGAACGACTTTTGCTGGTCTTGGAAGCTCCATGAATTTGACTGGCGGCAGCAATAATGGCGTTGTTTTTAATTTACCCAGCAATCAGTTTTATATCACCACTCAGAATGTTTTTGGTACGAATGATGTTTTCTTTCAGGCATTATGCGTTTCATCTAACTCGTACTTTGTCATAGAAGCGTGCGATTCTAGTGCGGGATCGGTGGCGGGAATTGTGCTCAACTCTGGACAATATTCTGGACACCCCAAGCCTATCATATTTGCCCAATGTCGTAGCGAATTTGCACGGTTCGACATCAACGGGAATTTACTATTTAAGACCGGAGCGCAGGGGCAGGTTGGCGGCACAACCGCGACGCTACCTTCGGCGGGAGAAGTTGGTTATACACTGTCCAACACGGGCGCGTTAACCGGAATAGCTACGGGAGCCACCAGTTACAGCGGCACCATCTCATTGCCTGCTGGTCACTATTGGTTGCGTGGAGCCGGATCGTTCACGGGCTCGGGGTTAACGGATACCCTCGTGACCCTTAGTATTAACACGGCATCAAACTCAACAGCGGCATTCCCGAATCAAACAGCGGTGCCGGGTGTCACGTTGTTTACGGGAACTTTAACCTACCCTGTGCCTGATCGATACGTCGTAATTACCACAACGACGTCATATTATCTGACGGGTAGCCCTGGGACGATAAGCGCGGGAACAACAGCGTCCTTGACCGGATATATCATCGCAGAGCAAGCGCCCTAATTATGAATCAAAATACCTGCCATATTTTAGTCTTGATGGTTTCCACGCCAATCATCTCGGTCCTGGCCTATTGGATCGGCGTCCGCGATGGAAAGAAAATCGAACGTTCAAAGAAAAAATGAGTATCGACAAACTCTCGATTGCTTCGATCCGGGAACCATCAGCGCCGGGACAACGGCGTCCTTGACTGGATTTATAATCGCAGAACAAGCGCCATGAAAACCTGCTCCTCACACTAATTAGCTCACTGTAAACTGATCACTTTCTTCCTCCCATGAGTGACAATTCTTCCGATTTCAAAATCCAGATCGACACCGCCGCCAACACGGCCGGTGCCGAGCAGACGACCGCCGCGCTGGCTGATCTCAGAGCCGAAGCCGGTGCCTCCGCAGAGGGTTTGCAACAGGTCGGAACCATCGCGGCCACCGAAGTCACCGAGGGCCTTAAAGACGTCGAGGGAGCCGCCGAGGGAACGGGAGAATCCCTGCGCGAAGCGGGTCATGGCGCCTACGAGGGCATGCATCTTTTTCACGGGCTTTCCTCCGCGCTCTTCGAAGGTCACGTCAATGCGCGGCAACTCCTCGGTTCATTGCGCGCCCTATCGATGGGCGCACTGACAAATGTCTTTTCCCTGGCTGTGGTCGCGATAGGGCTGGCGGCGGAAGCGTTCATGAAATTCCGCGAGCAAGCCGAGGAAGTAAAAAAGACGTTGGAAGAAGTTGCCGACCGTCAACGCGAACATAATAAAGCCTTGGAGGAAATGCAGGCCGAAGAGGGAAAGCAAAAACTCAAGGAAATTGCCGACGCGGCCAAAGACGAAGCCACCTCATTGGACAAGGCGACCAAAGCGCTCGATGCCCACCAGCAAAAGCTCGATGAAATTGCCAACGCGGAGATGGCTCTCGAAATTGCCAAGGTCAAAGCCGGAGACGGTACCGACTCCGAAAAGCTCATGCAGGAAGCATTGATCCGACGCCGCTACGCACAACAAAAAAATGATACTGATCAGGCCGAAGATCAGGCAAAAATATCCTATGCGCAAAAGACCATAAATCACGAGAATGAAACTTCATTGTTCGCAGGTGGCCGCCTGAAATCTCATGAGGATCGCGCCGAGGCCGCTGGGCAAATTGATTATCTGGAGTCGACAAATCAGAAACTTCAGGAGGCCGTGACCGATGCCGAGGCCAAACTCGCCTCCGCCAAGTCCAAAGAATCGTTGATGAAATCCACCGATTTCTCCGATCCCATGGCCATGGCTGGCGCGCAGCAAGCCCGGGAGGCGCGTGAACTCGCCGAGCGCAATTTAGGCGATCTCAAATCCGCTTCCGCAAAAAATCAAGACTCTCTTACTGCGGCTCGCGCCGCGAATCCCGATATCGGCACCGGCGATCAGGAAAGAGCCGCGCTCAAGCAGGCTGCGGATAATTACAAACAAACGGTCGAATCCGCGACGGCCAGCATCAAAGATGCGCAGGATATTATCGAGAAGGCACAAGGCGACATGGCGCAACGCCAGACGATTTTCGGCATCACTCAACAGACCGCAGCACTGACTGCCGCGCCCGAAATCACCAAAGCGCAAAACAAGGAAATCGATCAGGCCGTTAACGATCAAGCCGCCGCCGCAAAAGCCGACGATGATCGCAAAAAAGCCGAACAAGACCGATTAGCCAAGCGCACGCCGGATCAAGTCATTCGCGACGACGAAGCGGGTTTACTTTCCCATCGAGGCGAACACGGCACCGTCTCCGGAGGCGTGGCGCGTCAAGTCGATGACCTTCTCAACAAAGCGGCACAGGACAAGGGTGCGGGTGGCGAATTCCAACAGATCTTAAAAATCGTCACCGACTTTTCCATGTCCATGGCCGGTGCCCAATCTCAAACCCGCGCCGATATGGCCCGTTTCCAATCCGACATGGAACGAATCCAATCCCAGCTCAAAACCACTCCGTTGCAATAACCGATGACCACGTGGACTCTCACCTATAACGGCGTTGAAAAATCCCCCGCAGATTGGGGCGTCGATACCGCGTCCGTATCGTACGTCAATCAGGCCAGTGATTCGCTGGATTTGGTTTTCAATGGGCTTCCCTTTGATGCCGATTTGCCGTTTGCTTTTGATCAATTTGTCACGCTCAAGCGCTATGATAATTCCGGCCATGGCACCACGGTCTTTATCGGTCGCGTCGCGGCCTGTCCGCGTTATGGCGAACCCACGCGCGAATCCATTACCGTCAGTATTCTCGGCCCGTGGCAGGAGCTCGAAGAGACCTATTTCAATCAGCTCTGGAATTCGAACGGCGGTACGGGAACCGTCCAGATCTCCGCGATCATTATGGGGCAGGACATCACCGGCGCGCGGCAGGATTGCGCTGCGTGCGTCACCGAGATTATGAATTACGCGCACACCACCTGCGGTCTCAATGTCCAGCTCGGGACGAACATGAACCCGATCTCGATCCCCTTTGACGAGGTCCGCGTGCAGACCATCGCCGCGCTCTTGCGTCGTTATCTGGCTTATCAACCCAGCGCTCTCACCTATTTCAATTACACCACGACGCCTCCCACTCTTAATGTCGTCGACCGCTCTGTCGGAACGCCGCTGGCCTATGCGCTGCGCTCGGTCAATCCGGCTTCACCGCTATCTATCATCTCACCGATCACGGCGCGCCCCGATCTTGTTATAGGAGGCGTTTCCATCACCTATATCATTTCCGAAAGTATCAACGGCAGCTCGGGTTGGACGCCGTCCATCGACACGTATCCCCCGAATGCCAATCCCGCCTCGCGACGCGTGCTTTGCGGCGAATTCGACCTTGACGGCGGATCCACCAATGCCACTCAGCAGACGCAATATATCAAGACCACGCCACTGCCATCGGATTATAGTGATCTCACGTTCTGGAAGCGGCATATCAACTGGATGAACGATGCCGCCTACGGCAATGTCACGGTCGACAATAGCACGGTCCAAACCACGTTTGACTGGGGGGATGGATCGACTACTCAGTTTTATTCCAATGAGCTGATTGGAGGCACTTTTCAGGAATGGATGGAGCATGAAACTTCTCCCGCGCTCCACACTGTCACCGGCAAAGTGAGAGCGTCGTGCACTTATACCTACACCCAGCCCAAGACCAACGCTCAAGAAACCAAAACCTGTACCGTCGAGGCCTCAGTGATCAGTACGAACGCCGCGACGGGTACCTACCAATCCCAGCCCACTATTACGACAAATCCCGGTCAATCGCCACCAGTCGGCTTGGCTCAAGCCTTCTATGATTCCATGTCGACGCTCCAATATGATGGCGTCGTAAAGCTAGTCGAAGCAGAGGCCATGACGACCTTAATCCGGCCCGGTATGGTTCTTAATATCATCGGCGGTCGTGCCGAATGGGAGACGATGAATGCACAGATCCAGCAGGTGAAGATCGACATCGCTACTGGTACCACGAGCATCACGATTGGCGTGGCCAAACACCTCGGCAAGGACACGCTCTTGAAGATCATGCAGCCCATCCGCATCCAGATTCAACCGGCCAACGATCAATCGCGCGTCACGGGAAATTCAAAGAATGCCAATAATACCGTTTCCGGCACGGGCAGCGTCCCGACCGATGCCGGTTCCAAGGGTGCGGGGATCGCCTCACGAACCGACTGGGCCGATCCCACCGATACCACGAATTCAAAATCGGTTTCGATTGATACGTCTCAAACGAACACGGCTATAATTACGATCAAAAAGCAAGGCTCCCCTTTGAAAACAATTATTATCAGTACCGGAGATATTCCTGACGCCTGCACGAGCACCATACGGCTTCAGGCCTTGGATTATTGCACACCAACCGGTCCAGCCCAAAAGATCCTGGTCCTCTGCAGTTCGCCCTACGCCGCCTCTTAATTATGGGCTACATAACCAATCTCCACGCGAGCACGACGGCGGGCTGTTGCAATGAATGCCCACAATGGCCTGATACGTTAACCGTCACTATTTCGGGAGTGGAAATTTGCCGCTGCCCTGACGCCGATCTTATCGAAGAATTCACCGGATCCGTCGATGGCGCTTATACTCTGACAAGATTGGATAATGCTAATGTTTGGACAGCTACTATTCCTGGGGTTATTACCCTTATCACGCATCACCAAGATTGGACAACCTTCCCCCCAAAATGTGGCGATGGGTCGATTGCGAGCACAACTCCTATCGATATTTTCGTCGAGGTAATGTATGTGGTAGATGCCGATTGTCTGTTTTTACTCAGTGTTAGTAATACTAGTTATGGTTTTTCGTTTTTTTTATCTTGGACGGGAAGTATCAACGATGGCACATGCACTAATGCTCAGACGAGCTGCAATTCGGCAGACATTGGTATAAACGGGAGTGGAACTGTCTCGCCTGCTTCATGAAATTTTTTGAGACACTTCATTGTCGCTCTCGGGCGCATTGCTACGCCTGTCGGAATAACCGCGCATTCCGCGAGTCTATTTGTAAGGCAGGTCTGACAACGACACCCGAGTTCGATTGTCCGCATGGAACTACCACATGCATTCCGCTGTCTCCGACCTTTGCCCAAAAAAGGACCACTCTCTTCCGAGCGTTGCGAAAATGGGCGAAGGAAGGCTATAAATTGGCCCCAAAAGCGGTGCATCGCACCCGCAATGCGATCTGCGATGCCTGCATCCTCACCGACAAAAACGGTGAACAGCATCCGGGATTTGATAAAAAAGCCAACTGGGGCCTCGGTGGCTGTACAGTTTGCGGCTGCACCCGCGCCAAACTTTGGCTCGCCACCGCCCAATGTCCCTTACCTCAACCCAAATGGCGAGCCATGGCCACCCTGCAAACCCCAATAAAGCCCGTTGCAGAACCTCTGCAAACGGGTAAATAGAGGTTAGTATTGCGAGGCCGTCAGCTCATGAGCGCCAATCCCTCCATTACTGCCGCTCTCCGGTCGCTATCGCCAATCGTTCCCGAGCGAGTCTCCCGCATCTATCGCCAAACCTGTGAGCGTTGCCCTCATCCTTGCCCCGATTTCACCCAGGGCCGGATCGATCACACCCATCCCCATGCCGCCTGCCCAATTCCTTGGACTAAGAAATGGGGCTCATATCTGCCGAATCCAGTCACCCCCGGCGCTCCAATGCCCGCTACAAGCCCAACCGCATCCGCGCCGATTCGACCGCCGAACATCGTCCAGAAGCTCAAACGGCTCTACGTGGAATTGCGCCTCTGGCATAAAGCAGGCTATCCCATTACCCCGCCCATCGCCCTCGCCCGCCGCTACTGGGCTTGTAGCCATTGCCCCATGTGGGATTCATCTGGGAATCTCTGGCTGGGTCAATGTCGTAAATGTGGCTGCACAAAAGCGAAGCTTTGGCTGGCCACCGCCCAATGCCCGCTTCCTCAGCCCAAATGGCACGCCCTAGCCACCCTGCAAACCCCAATAAAGCCCGTTGCAACAGCGTTGCATCTACCTTAAAGCCCCAAAATTCCATCAAATAAAACGCGCAACTTTCCCAAACCTTTGTTATTTTTTCCCAAACCTCGCGAAACGCTACTGCTGTCGCCTGTTCCGTTCTCGGTTGCCTCCGCGCCAAAAACCCTGCACAATTTTTCCGTGCAAAAAGGACTTCTCTTACTCCTCGGGCTACTCCTCCTCAATTCACTCTGCACGGCCCACGCCCAAACTGTAGCCATTTCCGCCCTCGCCACTACCGGGGCCATGCTCAGTCCCGGCGACCGCCAAGCCATCGCCGACGCGGGCATTAAAAACGGCAACTGGCTTGAAATGGCCACCACGCTCCGCGGCGCGCTGCTCGCCGACCGCAACGGTTTCTCCGCGATCAATCCCGCCTGGAGCCAGCGGCTTCAACTTTGCGAACTTCTCTACTGGCTCGGCCAAAACGAGACCGAACAAGCCGCCCTCTACATCTCCACCCGCATCGTCGACAAAGAAGGCAAGTACACAGTCGAAAAACTCCGTGACGCGCTCCGCGATCCTGCGTTCCTCAAGCAAGTGGGCCCGCGCTTTTTCATCGATGAAGCCGACTATCCCAAGGACCAAATCCTTGGCGCGCGTCTCAACCCCGACACTCTTCAAGCGATTCTCACAAACGCCGATCTGGTCGAGCAACTCGCTGAAACCATTTCCCGCGACGACTACCTCCCCGGCGTTTTCCGCGTTCTCTCCGATCTTCGCCAACACGCGCCTGACACCTTCACCCAATTCCCCGCGCTCGACGTCGCCCTCGCCGTCGTCTACGACCAGCCCTTTCCGCCGCACTGGCCTCACTCCCAAGTCCCCCGCGAAAGCCTTCCGCTCGACTTTGGCAACTGGAACGCTCTCTTTGATTACTTCACCGCCGCCGCGCAAGCTCATGAGCTCCTTATGGACATTCAGAAACTGCGCGCCGACCAGCTCAAGTTCATGGTCGATGCGCCTCTTAAAATCGAAGAGCTCCAATGGGCCAAAAAAAATATCCACCAAAGTCGCGGCCGCTTTGAAGAAGTTTTCTCCATCGTCAAATACGACATCGAGCGCGCCAAAACCAATGTCTTCAACTGGCCCGGCACCGAATACACGCTCGACACCATCTCCAAATCCGGCGGCATTTGCGTCGATCAAGCCTACTTCGCCGCCATCGCTGGCAAAGCCCATGGCATCCCCACGCTCTTCTTTTCCGGACAGGGTAGCGACGGCGGCCACGCCTGGTTTGGTTTCCTCCAAACCGACGAAAAATGGCTTATGGATGCCGGTCGTTACAAAAATCAAAAATACGTCACCGGCAACGCCTACGATCCGCAAAATTGGAAAGTGATCAACGATCATCAACTCGAAACCATTACCAATCGCCTCACGCTTTCCCCCGAATACCGCCACAGCAACGGCCTCCTCATTCTCTCCACGATGAGCGATGCCGATGGCGATAACACCGCCACCTACGACCTCCTCCAAGCCTCGCTCAAAGCCGCTCCCGACAATTCCGCCGCGTGGATCGGGATGGCCGAATTCCTCCGCAACAACAATCAACCAGATCTTCTTAAAACCCACCTCCAAGCCATGACCGCCCAGTTCGAAAATCAGGGCGATCTCAAAACTTACGCGCTTCAACAACTCATCGATATCGCGAAGACTCAAAACGACACCACCGCTGTCGACGACCTCCAGCAACAAATCGTGCAGGCCAATCACCTCCACCGATCCGACCTCTCCATCGCCGCCGGTTCCGATATCCTCACGCAAAAACTCACCTCACAGGATTACCAAGGCGCCTACAGCGAATACAAAAATCTCATCCGCAAACTCAAATCCGACGGTGGCGGCAATCTCTTCTACACCCTCGTCCGCCCCTTCGTCACCCAGCTCACCCAAGCCAACCAAACCTCCATCGCCAAAGACGCACTCGCCTTCGCCCGCGACGCCCTCAAACCCACCCCCGAATCCATCCTCGCCAAAGCCTTTGACCAGCTCGGGACGGAGATTAATGCGCCGGTCCAT